ATTCGCAGATTTGCAAAAGCATTTGGACATGGCAAAAACTTTGGATTTGTCATTGGTTTGTGCATTTTATGGCATTTTGGAAGGTTATGAAATTGATGGAAAGCAATCGCCATTTTTGACCGAATCACAAATCGGTAGAAAAATTACAAAGTATACCGAATTATTGCCAGCCATGAATGGTTTTTCACAAGCCATCACCGATTTTTTCACCATCGAAGAAGGCGAAGAAAAAAAGTAAGTGCCAGCAATGAAGGCCCACCATTGACATGGCGCAAAGTCGAACAAATTGCATTCGGCGAAATGGGCATGAATGAATTTGATTTTGGTCGGTGTTCACCAAGATATTGGCGCGCCCGATTGATTGGCATGCGCAATGCACAATATCAGGAATTCCAAAATCAATGGGAAATGTCGCGATGGATGGCGGCAACAATTATGTCACCCCATTTGAAAAAACCCATCGCCCCAAACAAGTTGATGGCATTCCCATGGGAAATCATTGAACCTGATGATATTGTTGCAAAAATTACTCAATATGCGGATATATTTGCGAAGTTAACCCCGCCAGCCGAAGCATGAAAGCAATAAATGCAGTTTATAATATTTTATCCAATAATGCAGCATTGACGGCGGTTGTTTCGACCCGAATCAATCCATTGAGGATCCCACAAGAATCATCATTTCCGGCGATTTCCTATCAATTGGTTTCATTGGTTCCACACCCATCCAAATCGGGACCATCGGAAAGTGACTTTGCAAGGATTCAGATCAATTCATTTGGGACATCTTATCAAAGTGCGGTTCAGGTTGCTGATCTTGTCAGAAATGCAATGGAATTGACATTGCCGGCGACATTTAATTCGGTATTTGTTCAAACTTGCCAATATGATGGCGAAGCCCATATGAGTGAAGACAATGCGGGATTTGCGGGAATTTATCACATTGCCCAAGATTATATCATTAATTACAACAAATAATGGCCAAATCCCAATCACTCAATATTATCATCGGGGCCGATATTCAAAACCTTAAAAAGGGATTGGATGCGGCGGTTGTTGCAACCCAAAAAGCCGGCAAAGATTTGTCAGGCGCGACCGGTGAGGCCATCAAAGGAATGCAAGATCAGTTTGCCAAGTTGGCCGCATCAAAGCCATCAATGGCAACTGTGCGACAAATGCAAAATATCGCAATGACGGCCCGATCATTGGGTCCTGAATTCCAACAATTTGCAAATGAGGTGATCAAAGAAGCCGGCCGGATCAAAGATTCAGTTGGTGACATGCGGGCGGAAATTGGATATTTTGCCAGCGATACAAGGCGATTGGATGCGGTTTTGGGTGGTGTTCAAGGTTTAGCCGGTGCATTCAGCGCGGTTGAAGGTGCCGCCGCATTGATGGGGATTGAATCAAAGGATCTTCAAAAAACAATGGTGCAACTGCAAGGTGCATTGGCCTTGGTTAATGGATTGCAAGCGATTCAAAATGCATTGCAAGCAGAAAGCGCATTCATGGTTGGATTAAACACCGCAGCGGTAAGGATTCAAACCTATGTGATGGGTCAAGCAACAGTTGCGGCGCGGGTTTATGCAGGCGCATTAGTGGCAACCGGCGCGGGCGCAATCTTGGTTGCAATTGGTTTAGTTGCATCAGCATTTTCGAATGTCAAGGACAAAACAAAAGAAACAACAAAGGCGGTTGATTCATTAACCCAAGCATATAATAAGCAAGCGGAATCATCCAAAGATGCATCAAAAATCGGGATGGAAATTGCCGATCAGTTGTTGAAAAAAGAATTGGATGCGGCCAAATTGCGCGGTGCAAGTGATAAGGAATTAACACAAATTGAAATTGCATTTTGGCAAAAAAGGAAATCCAATTTGGAATCCAATTTGGCCAGTTATGACAAATATTCGGCGCAATATTTACAAATTAGCCGAAATATAGCAGAAACCGAAGGAAAAATCGAAGAACTGCAAACAAGCCAATCAATTGCCAATGCCAACAAAAGGCGCGAAGCAAAAAAGAAGGCGCAACAAAAAGAATTTGATGATTCAATTGCATTGATTAAAGCCCAAGGGCAAGCAACCAATGATGCTGAAAGATTCTTTATTAATCAAAATAAAAAGATAAGGGAAAAGGCCGCATCGGATTTGTTGAAATCAAAACAATTCAGCGGAACAAATATGATTGCCGGAACCGCGGTTCCACCGGTATTGATTCAGGTTAAAATTGATGATAAAAGCCGATCGCAGATTGTTCAAGACATGGACCAATTGACAACCGACATTTCAAAGTCAGTTGAAACCCTTGGTGAAGATTTGGCAATTGGATTGGGCGAAGCATTAGGAAATGCATTGTCAGGTCAAGGCAACCCATTTGAAGATTTTGCAAAAGTAATTTTGGGTTCAATTGCTAACTTTATTAAGACAGTGGGAAAACAATTGATTGCATATGGTATTTCGATTTCCAAATTTAAGGCAGCATTTGTGAATCCGGCCGCCGCAGTCGCCGCCGGTATCGCAATGGTTGCATTGGGAACCGCGGTTTCATCACAATTGAAAGCCGGTCCATCAGTGCCAGCATTTGCCGATGGTGGTATTGTCAGCGGGCCGACATTGGGATTGATGGGTGAATATCCAAATGCAAGGTCAAACCCCGAAGTCATTGCACCATTAGACAAATTGAAAACACTAATGAAACCCGAACAATCATCCGGCGGATTCATCGCATCCACAACCATTCAGGGTCGCGATTTGGCGATTGTTTTAGAAAGATACAATAAAGATTCAAAGCGCGGGTAATGAGAAAATATGTCGGTTCCTTCAAAAGTATTCAAAATGTAACTTATCGCATTGAATTATGGGATGATCCATCAGGAACAACACCCGAAATCACCGCGCGATTATATGCGGCAAGGGTATTGGCGGCCGGAAGTTACCAAGAAGGGGCATCATGTCTTTTAACCAAATTACAATCGCTTAATTCATCCACCGAATTAAAATTGGCCGGCAATGGTTTCAGCATTGAAAGACAAGGTGAAGGCGATTCAGTATATGAAAATTTTGTCAGATCATCCCGCGCGACATCGCAATGGGTAATGCCTGATCAAACAACCTTGGATGATTTCATTGCAATTCAAACCATGGCGGAAACCGCATGGGCGATGATCATTTATCGCAATGATGTCATGTGGTATGTTGGTCGAGTATTGGCGGACCAAATGACCCGATTGCGGGAATCAATTGAATCAAAACCCATCATCGAATTAGTGGCGGTTGATGGATTGGAATTGATGGATGGATTTAAAGTGAAATCAGCATGGTTCACCGATGGCAAAATCACCATTTCACAATTGATCCGCCGGTGTTTAGAATCATTTGATTTGTGGGAATATTGGGGCATCAATGGAACACAAACCGAATATATATATGAAGGTGTTTTATTGCGCGAATCGCATGCATCCCGATTGGGATTGGACATGTACAAAGTGGATGAATACACCTTTTTACAAAGTTTTGATCCATTTAGTGATGTTAAAGTAGTTGATGCGGTCGGTTGGTTGGTTGAACCCAACTACCTATCATGCAAACAAGCATTGGAAAATGTATTGTTGATGTTTGGGGCGCGCTTAATCCACGAACTTGGTGCATACTATGTAATCCCACCAACTGCATATAATAGTGCCACCACAATCAATTTAAGACAATATTCATATACTGCACAGTATATTGGAACAACAACATACACACACCGCCAAACAATCGGCAATGATGTTCGCCCATTGTGGATGGCAAAACCTTCTTTGTATTATCAACCAGCGGCGCAATCGGTCACCATTAACACAAAGCGGCAAAACCTTGCAAAGCAATTGCGCAATTATACCAACCGCGCTTCATCGATTTTGGAATTGCGGGTTTATGATGTCCCACAAGGGTCAACACCGGATGATGCACCAATGCGAATCCGCCTGATGGCAAAGTCATTAAAAAGAAGCATCATTGATGCCGGTGTGACATATGTCGAGGATTGCACTGATCTTTATTATAAAATTCGCTTACTCGATGGATTGGGCGGGGTTAAGGTATTGGATGCGAATGGATATTGGGTCAATGGAACACCAACAAATAAGCAATATCGAATGCCAACCAACAACATCAAAGGCGGTTGGATCACATCCGAATTTGAATTAACATGCACAACCGCGCCGATTGGATATAAGGAATTGCGGGTTGAATTAGAAGTGCATGGTGTTGTGTTGCCATATTCATCAACCGGTAAATGGAAAAATGGAAATTCAGCAAACAAGGATTTTTGGGGATCAATTCAGGTTTCATTTGCCGATGCATCAGCATATAAAAATGCGGATTATACTTTTGATATATCTGAAATAACAACCGCAGCCACCGCCAATTTGGTCAATTCATCGCCGGTGATATTGGATCCGGTATATTATACCGATGTATTGCCTTATGGCCTTGGAAATTGGTTGGTCAACAATGGGACAACCGATGTTTTGGCATCGGATTGGTATGGCGGATGGGATTCAATAACCCATGGAACAATCACAAAAATGTTGGGATTGCAAATGGCATCGGTTTATGCTGATTTTTTGCCGATCATTCGGGGCAATTGGATTGATTCAGGGACATTGACATCAATCAAATCTTTGTATTTTGACAATTATGCATGGGTTTTGAATGGTGTTCGATTTGATGCAAGGTCCGAACAATGGGATGGCGAATGGTTGGCAATTTCACCGGTTTATACAAATTCGACATCATCCGGCGAAGGATTAAGGGTTAACCAATCTACAACCGGCAATTTGGCGGATCGATTAAATTATACCGAAACCGCAATTGCAAATTTGAATGGTTCGATTTCGGATGTCCCAAATCAGGTATTGGAACATTTGGTGAATTATGCTGATCAGGCACCAACAACACAACCTACACAAACAACACAATGGGAAGTGATGTTGAAATATACCGATTCCACCGATTCGGTGACATGGTTGGTTCAAGAACATGGGACATTCAAGACATACACCGCCGGTGTGCATTCATTGGATTTGGCATTCGAAGGTCATTTGTTAAATGCATCGACCGGAACAATCACAATCAATTTGCCATCGGTTGCCGAACAAAAAGGCAAAAGATATTATTTTGTGAAGTTAGGATCAGCGCATGCCGCGGTGATTAATGCATATGCCGGACAAACAATCAATGGATCCGATCATTTAGACATCAATACAAATTATGCATCAAAAACAATTATTTGCGATGGGTCGGCATGGTATGTCATAGCCACCGGACCATAATTGTTGTAATTGTTTAATGTCATGCGATTATTTTTGAATCATTATGGCACAAGCAAGCGCAGATATCATCGCGGGTTCACAAGGATTCAAAAGACATGGGGCCGCAACAGTGACCGGTGTTTCCTATGACGCAATCGTCCCACAAGAGGACACAATTTTTACATCATTTTCGGTTCAAGGCGACAATGAATCAAGCGGCACAAATGTTTTGAGTGCGCGCGGGATGTCATCAATCACCTTTCAACAAGGCGCATATTTGCCCGCCGGAAAAGGTTTCAAAATTGTTGGATTTGTTATTTCATCCGGATCGGTTATTGGTTATTAATCAAATATCATGTTAACATCGCAAACACTCGGAATTGGCACGCGAGGCGGGGCGAATTATAGGGGCCAAGGTTGGTCCATTGTATTGGCTTACAAAGCGCGCATCACCGCCGATGGCGGATATTATGAAGGCATTTCATGTTTGTTGAATAAACTAAATAATTTATGAGCGACTTATTAAATAGTGCCTCTTTGGTAATGATACCAAGCGGGTACAAAGAGGACATCGTATATTCTCAAATTCCCACCGACGGAAGCGGCGATTTGTCATTCACCCGTGCATCCAACGGAACACGAATAAATAGTGCGGGGTTGGTGGAGGTTTGCCCGTGGAATTTGGTTTTATACAGTGAGGATTTGGCTAATGGTGTGTGGACAACAACCAGCACAACAATAACCGCAGACAACACAACTGCACCCAATGGAACTTTAACCGCTGACAAA